AAGATCAAGAGAGAGTAGGACATCTACATCAGGGTCACATAGTGAAAGAGCAGTATTTCTAGCAACATCAAATCGCCATGGTCGCACTGCAATTCTATGGACTATCACACCATGCTTCTCAAGAAGTTCAGGTGTGCCATCATCAGAGCCAGTGTCACACACCAGTCTGTAATCAAAATCTTTGGTTGCCTCACACCAGCGTTCTACATGTTTCGCTTCGTTGAGGGCAATCGCATATACACCGAGTTTCATGCGCCTACCTTATGCTGAAAGGTCTCCTATGAGCAACCAAGAGTCTGTGTCGCGTTTGATTAGTGTGGCGGCACTCCATTGAGCGCGGAAGTTCAAGCCTGGGGTTGCCTGAACAGTTACACCTGATGCACCAGTTATAGCGACTTGACCAGTTCCAACCTGAACAATGTGAATCTCAGTTAGATTGGCAAATGCTACTGATGAGTTATCTGGCACTGTCAGTGTGAAGGCTGCGCTGGCATCTACTTCAATTAGGTCAAAAGCATCACCAATTACTAGAGCATAAGTTGTTCCAGTTACTGTGTTACGAGCAACAATAGCTGCACCAGTTGGCCCAGTTGCACCAGTCGGCCCAGTATCTCCAGTAGGGCCTGTGGCACCAGTTGGCCCTGTTGGCCCTGTTGGCCCTGTATCGCCTGTAGGCCCAGTTGCTCCTGTGTCTCCTGTAGCACCTGTTGGGCCAGTAGGGCCTGTAGCACCTGTAGCACCTATGTTGCCTGTTTGATAAAAGTCAAAAGTTACTATCTCACTATCAGAGATACTTGCTCCAGCAACATAGGTTCCATTTAATTCATAGTAACCAGCGTGCGTAGTAACACTTGTTACTAGAAAAGCAAAGAAACTTCCATCATTACTTGTGTTACTTCGGATCAACACCCTAGACTTATTTGTTGAATTTGAATCATCTATTAAATCTAAAATGTCACTAACAGACAGTGAATCATAAGTTGTAGTCGAAATAACTATTTGAGTAACAGAAGATAATGTTGCACTGTTGAACTTAATCACTCCACTGCCAGGATTTCCTGAACTTGTTGAAGTGGAGAATGAATAAATTAAACCAGCTTTATCTCCTGCTCCAGTTGCTCCAGTTGGGCCTGTCGCACCAGTCGCACCAGTTGGGCCTATCGGCCCTGTATCGCCAGTAGGGCCAGTGTCACCAGTCGCTCCTGTCGCACCAGTAGGGCCGATAGGGCCAGTATCTCCTTGAGGCCCAGTAGCACCTGTATCACCAGTCGCACCAGTAGCCCCTGTATCGCCCTGAATACCCTGTATGCCTTGAGGGCCAGTTGGGCCTGTATCTCCAGTAGCCCCTGTTGCTCCAGTGTCTCCTGTTGCTCCCTGTGGGCCTGTATCGCCTGTTGCTCCAGTTGCTCCTGTAGGGCCTGTCGGGCCAGTAGGCCCAGGCACAGTGGAATCAGCACCAGTAGGGCCAGTGGCTCCTGTGTCACCTTGAGGGCCTGTGGCTCCTGTAGGGCCAGTATCGCCAGTAGCACCTGTGGCACCTGTGGCTCCAGTAGCACCAGTGGCACCTGTGATGGCAGGGCCAGTTGCACCTATTGGGCCAGTTGGGCCTTGGATACCTTGAGGGCCAGCAACGCCAATGTCTAATGTGACATTAGTGCTGGTTACTTCTACTGTTACATCACTCATCTAGTTACCTCAGCAGTCACTAGGAATACGCCTTCGACTAGCCTTGTCACTACACCACCAGCTGAAACTACTTCTAGGTCATAGCGGTATTTGTTTGCTGCTACGGCTGCCATTGCAGTTGCAGATACAGTCACTGCGATTGTGCCAGCAACACCGCCAAGCACAATATCCCCACCAGTGCTGGTGAGATCAAGAACCTTTGTAGTTGAAGAAGGGGTTTTACGAACCTGCATACGAGCAGTGTAGGAAGTCAAATCCACTGGGCTTCCGCCTACTTTGTAGGTGAAAGTCTCAGAGAATGTGGCTCCCTGTGGGGCAAGAATGTCATACTGACCAGGTTGGACTGACAAGGCTTCTCCTAAGTTACTGTGTATCCAGCAGCAGTAAGCACTGCGGCTTCGGCATCAGTCACTGTGTAAATGTGACCACCATAATAAACCCCAGTAAAGTTACCCAGACCTGGATAAGTCTCCGTAAGGGTACCATCATTCTTTATCCAAACATTAGCTCCGCGAGGCGCACCTTTATCAAAATACTTTGCAGGTACATGGTCGCGGTCATCTGCTAACACTGGTGAATCGAAAGAACGAATTGGCGGCACAAAGGTTGGCATTACTTCTTTTTACCTATCTTCTTTAAGTCGGCCCCAGTAATTTTTTTCTTGTTACCAGCCACTGCGGCTAACCGTTTCTGGGCTGGTGTGTATTTGCTGTAAGGCATTACTTTGCTTTCTTCTTTGGCATTGCTTTCTTTGGCATAGCCTTCTTATCAGCAGCGGCTTGCTTCTTCTTAGCGCGAGCAGCAGCAGCCTTACCTTCTATTGTGTAAGGGAATTTCTTTTTTCCTACCATTGGCATTATTTCTTTCCTTTCTTGGGTGGTGCAGTTTTTTTATTTTTGCTCTGTCGTTCTTGTTTTGCCATAGCAGCAATTTCTTTGGTTGCTTTTTTCACTGCTCTTGCCATGACCTTTTCGCGCTGAGCAGCCTGTAGTTTTTCAATCTTCATGCCTTCTTGAGCAAACTCATACAGTGACATGCTATTTCGGGCAGCAGATTTTTTGTATTCCTTTTCCCACTTTGAATAAATATCATCATCTTTGTCTATCTTATCTTCGTAGTCTTTACCTTTTTTCCTTGATGACATTGGCATTATTTCTTCTTCCTTCTTGCCACTGCGGCATTGTCCACTAGGTTAGGGTAAGGGCGACCAGCTGCTTTTGCCCTTGCCTTAGCCTGTGTTTTTTGGGCTGGTGTTAATTTCTTGCTGGTCTTCTTTGGATTTGGTTGATCCCAAAATGCTTTCTTTTTCATTTCTTACCCTTATTGCGTGCTGAGATTGCTGCTGCTTTCTTTTTAGCATCAGCCTTGCTGCTGGCTCCCCATGCTTGTAGGGATAGCAGAAGTCTTGTTGGTTCTCCATTAGGTTTGCGCTCAGGCCCAGGCATATTGCCCATACGAGCCAAGAATGATGCGCGGCGGGGATTGTCACCAGATTTCACTGGTGCTTTTAGATTCATTCCTTGGGCTTTCGCGGAAGCGCGACCCTTGGCGTTCAATCCGCCTTTAGGGTTCTTGCCTTCAGCCCTTTGCCATGCTGGTGTCTTTGCCACTGTAAGTCCTCTTGTAGAAAGGTGGTGGAGCCATTTCTGACCCCACCACCAAGTGTAGCGATTACGCTTATTAGGCGTTTGCACCGATTGAGGATGAAGACTCAATTCGGTAGATAGCATCTTGACGAAGGATGCTGTATCCAACAAAGTGCTTCCAGCCCATTCCTTCGAATCGGCGTAGAGCATCTGTTACTGGTACATCAACCATCACTGCGTTGGCACCATAGCCACCGCCAGTTGAGAAGCCCTTGGCTACTGCCTGACGGCCCATGATTAGGGTTCCATAGACATCAATAGTTCCAGTTGCTGCTGTTCCAGCACCATCTGAAGCATCTGCGAATAGTGGAGCGCGTGAGGTCTCAATGAACTGCACGCCTTGGAAGTTACCAATTACACCATTGTAGATACCTGATGGGTCTGAATAGACATGTGGATCAGCCCAGTTGGTTCCACCAGTTGCGCCACGGAAGTCGTAGGACACATCTGGGTGGATGAAGCCCTTGTACATACCATTGAAGGTTGCTGCATTGTTTGAGCGTAGTTCTGCAACTGCGCGGCGAACAATGTTGCCAGCAAGGGTGTCACCAGATAGAACATCAGCGCGTGCTGTGCCAGTTCCAGCCCATAGAACATTTGTTCCTGTCTGGAAAGCGTTTCGTGCAACAGCATCAATAGAGATACCTGCGTTGAAACCAATGACATTTGCCACGATTGGATTCACTGCTGAGAAAGCAGTTGCACGCAATTTGGCAGTTGTCTGAACAGCGTTGCCGTATTCGTTTAGAGTCACAGTCACCTGTGAGTCATCTAGTGCCACTGGGGTTACTGTGCCAGTCTCACCTAGTGGTGTGTCTGCTACAGCTAGGTCAGCGACAATGGTGAACTTAACAGATGCACCTGGGTTGGTTAGATCGGTTGTCTGCACATCTACAACTGAGTCATAGTAAAGCTCTGGTCGTAATGCGAAGTACATTAACTTCTCATACGCTGTTTGCGTAAGAGATAGGTCGGTTGTTGCTGTATAGGCCATTTCGGACTATTCCTTTCGGGTTAGATTCTGAAGAATCCGCCAGGCCTAGTTTCATCAATCACGACACCCTCTTTCTGTAGAATCGCTAATACTTCTTCTACAGATTCGGCATTATTCACTGCATCACGCGGGTCATATTGACCCCCGCTATTTGCTCCTGCGGATGTCTGAGCGATTCTTTGGTGTGCTGCTAGTTCATCATTAGACACTGATGGTGCGGCTTGTGCAGGGGCGGCTGGTGCCGATTCCTGACCAATCAATCCGTACTCAGTGGCTGCTGCCTTAATAGCATCTACCGAAGCCTCGCCGTCATACGCTTTTGCAAAGAGTTTGCCAGTTGGGGATTCGAGATCGATTCCTGCCTTGAGAAGTGCTAACTCCCGCTTTGCTGCTTGGGCTTCTGCTTTAGCGGCATCTGCTTCTTTTGCTTTACGCTCCAGATTCTTGCGCCACTGTGGCTCCTGCTGTTGCTGCTGTTGCGGTTGTTCGTTTTCCTCTTGATCTAGGTCGAAGTCATCTTCATATTGAGTTGTCATTTTTTAGTCCTTTTCCATTTCGCACACTGTCGGACAAACAACAATGTGGTGGGGTCGTTCCGAGTTTGTTTGATTTGCACACAATGTGCGTAACAGACACCTGATGACCTACCAGGGGCTACTACCTTCACTCATTTAGGTTCTTAGCGACCCTAGTGGTAGGTCGCAACGCCTTTCGCGGAACCATGCTCTACTTCCTATAGAAGCATTGTTGAGCGATAGAACAGTAGCATAAAAAGTGATAACCCCACAACTAGGGACTCGGATAGTTGCGGGGTTATCGTGGATAAGTTTAGCGTGCTGCGGAGCGAAGTCCTATAACTCCTTGTTGGCTCTCAGCTAATGTTCCGCCACCTTGATATTCAGCCAATCGCCGTTGTTGTTCTCTTTGAATTCTGCGCTGACCTTGGACATCTTCTGCCACTATGCCACGCAATAGGTCTTGCTCAGTCACTGCACCACCTTCACCGCCCAGAACTTCCATTGATAGTGGTCGTGCTGCTGCTGCGGTTTGTGTTGCTGCGGTTAGTTCGCCGTAATCCAGTGTGGTTTCTGGGCGACCACCTACAACAGCAGTGGTTAGTTCTTCAGCCATTGTGGTTCCAAATCCTGCTCTGCTTAATGCGCCAGCAGTCTGAGCCACATTGAATTGTCGCTGAAGCACAGTGGTTGCTTTCTGAGGATTCAAGAAATAACCAACCAAGTCACTGTCTCCCACACCATAAAGGTCTTTAAGTTGTCGTTTTACTTCTGGACTAGCCATCTGTGATGCTCTTTTGGCTAAGCCAACACGCCCTACAAATTCATTGTAGGAAAGATCATTCTCAATGTAAGTCTTGAAATCATCTAAGCTGTCATAGAACTCTGGTGGCAAACCTGCCGATCTAAGTTCCTGACGATAGAGGGATTCCATTCGTAGGTATTCAGATTCAGATAGTGCTGGCAAGCCTTTTGCAACTCTAGTGGCATTGGCAGCAAAGCGTTTCTTATAAGCATCAGTGGAGCGAAGGGCAAGGATTAGAGAAGCCTCTGAAATATCTTCATAAAGTAGATTCTCTATCTGTGAAAAAAAATCACCACCAAGCCCATACTGCTCAGCAAGTAATCTAGCAGCATCTCTAGCAGCCATCATTCCGCGTGGGTCTGAGACTGGAGCAGTTCCAGTGACACCAGTGATGCCAGTAATGCCACCACCAGTATCAACAATTCCTGGGCCTTGGACTCCAGCGCGATAAGTTCCTGGCTTGATATTTAATCTTTTATCTATCTGTTCAGGGGTCTTGCCTTCAGCTTCTAGTTTATTTAGAAGTGCTAAATCTTCAGCAGCCGTTCGTAGTCCTGCTGCTTTTCTAGTTTCATCTACTCTAGCCAGTGCTGCTTGCGCTTCTGGGTCAGCAGCAAAAGCCCTAGCACCAGCAGCAGTTCTGGTATTAAATTTTTGGCGAAGTCTATTTACTTCATCCTGAGCCGCTTTACGCTGTGCTTCTAATTCCTGTGGAGTTGCCATTGCCTATCCCATCAATCCGAAGTCCCGCAGGACTTTTAGCATTAGTGTGTCGTAGGAGTCTTTTGCGTTCTTAGTGTATTGCCACTCTGGTTTCCTACGGAGATCAGTCTCATACTGCCATAGTGGTTTAGTGCTATATGCACCCTTTTCATCTTTGAAACCTATTGCTTGCTGAATGTCCATGTCATCAAGATCAATAGTGTCTGGGTCAATCTCAAGGATTCTGGCTTTTGATTGGATGTATGGGGAAGCAATCTGAGCAACATTGGAACCTTTGTTGATTCGGTCTGCTAAGCCAGGGTACCTGCCGATAGCGGTTTGCTTGATTTCATCTAGGAAATCTTCCACTGCGGTTCCCTTGCCAACCTGCTTAGTTGCTGCGGCATACCAAGACTCACCCATGTCCACACCATACGCGCGTGCGAGAGCCTTGAGTCTGTCTTGAGCCTCACCTAAAACACCTTCTACATCTTCATCAGCGAACTTGGTTGAGATGTAGCCAGTAGCCCAAGACTTGATGTCAAAGCCTGGGGTTACTCTAGTCACTGTGCGATTACCTTCACGAACAGTGGTAGTCACTGGTTTTGCTCTGCCAGCAGCCTTGACCAGTGCAACACGCATTTCTTCTACTTCTTCGGCAGTGCCAAAGCGACCAACTACCTCACGGAAGTATTCCTGAATCTGCTTGCGTGCTTGTCGTGCGCCTTGAGACTTATCTCCTACAGAAGACTTGCCGTAATCAACTTCAGTAACTGAAGAAGATGGGCCAGTAGGTACGCCACCTGTTCCTGGCAAAGCACTATTGAAAGCACCTAGCCTTTGAATCATTTGTTCTGTAGTGAATACCTGACCAATACCCTTAAATGCAGCTTGGTCTTCTAATACATCCTTATAAGCATTTACCACTGTATCTAACTTAGCACTAGCTGAAATAAGACCATTTTGAATCATTAACTGACGAAGGCGAATTGCATTAGCATCATTAGTTAGTAGTCCAGCACGAAATTTTGTAACATCAACATTGGCTGTTGTGTCAGTTCCACCTGCAAGGATTTGCGCAAGTAACTTATCAAAGTCAGTGGAAGAATCAGTTGTTGCCTGATTTTCTTGATAGCCACCAGAACCAACGCCTCTAAAACCTGGGCCTAATTCTTCATAGGGATTTACTGTCATTTGATCTCCTGAAAGGTGTCATTGTCTAAGAAACGATTGTAGTATGAAGAAAAGGCTCCAGTGGGGTCTATTGTCTTAATCTGCTCTACCTTAATAGCCCACGCCTCAGCTAATCTCCTGTTTGAAACAGCATCAATGTTTGGTGAGCGACCTGCTGCTTTTTGGGCTTTTAGAACTTTCACCATGGCTTCGCGTGCTTTTACATACTCATTCATGGCTTCCCACACTGGGGCTTGCCCACGATCTGCCATGAACTTCTTATCATTTAGGACTTCTTT